ATGAAACAACAAATGCATGGAAATTATATTCAAGAACTTTTCGCTCTTTCTAAAGAAATAGTAAAGTTATATGACTCGGTAATTCCAAAACTTGATGATAAAGTTAGAGACTTAGAACCGGGGAGAAATTTTATAATGGTCGACTATTCAACTTTTTTAACATTTTCAAGTATATTTGTTCATTGCGGCAATATTCGTAAGCTTCTTATACCCAGTAAGAGAGCGAAAGGTGAAGCAAAATACATTTATGACTATAGGGTAAGGCGTACAGAAAATCTCAAACAAATAATTTCGCTATCGGATTTAGAAGAAATAACAAATTCAAAAATTAGAAATACAATTGAACACTATGATGAAAAATTAGATAAGATAAGTTTAGGTGTTGAAAATAAAAAGTTAAAAAAACATTATGATGCGGTTATCAGTAACACTATTTTAAGTAGTAAAAGTGTTATTGAAGGTCGAGTGTTGTATTTGAAAACATATTTCATTGATACTGCGATATATAAAAATTTAGATTTTGAATCAAATATTAAATCAGTTTATAAAGAAGCACAATACATTAATAACGAACTTATAAAACATTATCCTCTAGACTATTTAGAGTCAGCAATGTTAACAAAATTATAAGAAGAGCCCCTGCTGCTGCAGGGGTGATAGTTATCTCATGATGTATATCCTCATAGATAAATATAACATAAAAAAGCCGCCTACCTCGATATGAGATAGACGGCTTATATATATCTGTGGGAAACGAATGGCTTACATACAGATTACTAAATTAGCTTTATTTATTCAATTATTTAAACACTTTATCAATGACAAGACGCTCCAGCCAGATTCAGTCGTTAGTCCCTTGACCAGTTAACTCATGAGTATAAATTCGGCCCCAACCATCGTGAGTCTCAAAAATATAGACCACTGCACCAGGCTTCAAATCATATCCGGCTTTTTTGCCGAAGTTAAATCCTGTCTTCTGACTGCCTGAGCGTTTCCGCACTTCAGCACCTTTGCTGTCAATACGCCCTATTACGTATGCTTCCGGTCTACGGTTTCTATATAGATTAAGTGAGAATGGAGATTTCTTAGGTGGTGTCTTTGTTTGTGATGCTGTCTTGATGACGGTCTTCACCTCATCAATTTGTGGTAGACCTCCAGGTACAATGATTTCTTTTCCGTTAATGGCATCAGCAATGTCTTTACAGAACTCTTCACCGTGCTGCCTCATATAATCCATATCACCTTTATTAGTAATAAATCCTAACTCAACAAGTCGATAGTTCAGACCAATCGCTTTCGCGATTCGTGGATGTGCTAGATCATCACGCTTACTGATACTGTATACAACATCGACATGCTTATCAATTGCCGCCTGAATACCCGTGTCAATATTATCAGGGACAAGACCAGCTCCAATTACAACATGGCCACCGTCAACCTCCGGATTAGCAGACGCGTCCAGATGAAACTCAATTACTGCATCATAGCCCTGCTTCTTGACCCAGAAGATACCGTATTTGTCTCTGTCAGGTCTGTTCTCGCCATAAGCTGTGTCCTGGTACATATCCTGACTCTTACTGTATAAAGTGACATCATGACCTGCAATTTTGAGATACTTGGCCACACGGTCTACAATCTGCTCACGAATGAAGTCACGTTCATTTGTTCCATTTCCTACAGCTCCAGGATCATGATACCCATGGCCACTCACTAACATAATTTTCATCTTATTACCTCCGGTAGTTTTAATTCTGATGATATGTGTTAAACCTTCGTAATTATCCAAACGCTTTGCAACAGGTGTATCTGCATCGCCATCCCAGTTTTGTTCAATTACTACACATGATTGCAAAGTGATATTGCTGTACACGATGGCCACATGACCGTATTTATTATCAAAACGACCGCCTGAATAAATCAGAATATCGCCCCGCTGAGGCAATAAGTCCGGTGTATTTACCAACACTTCAGCCTGTTCTTTAAAGTCGTTATAAATCAGATTACGTGCATCACCTGTCATGGTAATACCAGTGGCCCACTGTACTAAGTCAGTTGGAACGTCAGCACACTGATAACCATACTTCTTGTCCGGATCAATAAATTTTCCGATATACCAATCTAAGCGCTGATACAATTGCTGTTTAGTTTTCATTGCTTGCCTCCATATAAAAAGACGACTCAATGAGCCGTCTGTTATTTATTCTCCACTTTTACTTCAACGTCTTTGATATCGCCATTCTTATCTTTAACAATTGTTGTCGTTGCGTCGCCAGGCACAATCTCCTTGACTGCTTTACCATTTTCAAACATAGCCAGCTTATCGGTAATGACATCAGGAATAGGCAGCCCAAGCTGTTTAGCATTTTCAATTAGACTTAGTGATTCTACAACGATATAAAAGATGACAACTGCATTGACTCCCATACCATTGCCGTTAAATACCTGGTCAATTACGTTGGCCATGATTACGATAAAGTACATATGCGCTTTTCGTGCAAGTCCCTCTGATGCTCTGCGGGATCTTAATTCGTTCTTAGCGAACCCTTTACTTATGCCACTGACGACATCAAATAATGTCATCAAAAAAAGTATACGCAATAGTAGCATATCCCCACTAAATAATAGTTCCTTCCAAACATTAAGCTCTGTGATAATTACTGTTTTGTCCATTCTCCACGCTCCCTGTTATTTTTTTATAATAAAAACCCCTCACTAATGTGAGAGGTTACTTGCTATACATTTTATGCGTTCTTGACGTCGCAGTATATTTGAGTGTAGATAGTGAGAGTGCCGGTGCGTTGACCTGCAGCGTATTGAGTCCCATGCTGTTTGTCGTGACTGAGTATGTGTAGGTAGTCATGGCTGAGTCACCACGCATATTCTCACGCGTCACTGTTGCATCACTACCGCTGAAGGCAATCTTTACGACATCCTGAATCAACCCACGCCTACTGTCTACAATATCAATATAGACATATGCATCAGTCTGTCCGTTTGTCGGTGCATTTTCAAATTTCAGCACGTTATGGAGCTGACGATCACTTGTGTAAGGTATCTGCACGACGGCATTGTGATTTTGAGTACCACAGTTGGATGTTTCTTTAATTTCGTACTTGATAGACTTGTCAGTGATAATCGTATCGTATTGATTACGCTGCAGTGTAGTAGTGTACTTCTTAATGTCTGCTTCATTGTAATTAGGCTTATTTACCACGATATCAGCATTAAGAGTCGAGGTTCCTAAACGCTTGATAGAATTATCCGTGATGTCAACTGCTGCTGAAACAGGAGTCGATACGTCTGACGGCACACCCACGAATGTACCATTATTATCAGAAACTCGATGAATAATGCCGCCCTGTTTATGAGTGATGTTATTTTTTCTAATTGAAGAATTGCCTAACATAACGGCAGGCGCAAATATACCGATCGTCACGTTTTTCAAGACATTATTCTCAATGATGATATTAGTCGTCGTATTACTGATATTGATAGCATAGACGTTAAGCGTTTCTGTCCGCACTTCGATTACATTGTTCGTGAACATCTGGTCCTTAATATGCGACTTGTAGACACCATGGCCGAAACGAATCGCTTCAAGTACCCGTCCCCCTACCTGATCATCAGCTCTATTTGGCGCAATCCAGTTGACATCATCGGTAAATAGGAAATAGTTGCTGTCAAATACACCTTTGTTTGTGTCAAAGTAGCTGTGTGCGCAATGTGAGTTTGGATTCAAAAACTTATTCGCTTTGACTTCCCAGTTACCCACAAAGTGCATACTTAACATGTCCTGCGCAGAGCCTTCAAAGATATTGTTAAAGATACGAATCTTTAGCAGATCATTACGCATTGGTCCGTTATTATTAAGTACCACGTTGTTCCATGTTCCACCATGAAAGAAACAGCCTTGAATATCAATTGTATGTGCTTCTGCTCTGTTGTACTGTGCCTGCACAAGATGATAGTACTTATAGTAATTACGTGACTTATCGCCGATTGATGGGCCTACATAATTCCATGTCACACCGTTTACAATGTCCTGCTGTCCTTGCGGATTTCCATCAATCTGCAGATTATGAAGACTAATATCACAATCAACGAAAAAGAATACCGAATGGTAATCTCTAAAAAGATTGTAGCCGCTCTGTTTGTTCCGGTCATCGTTATCACGATTAGGATTGTGAAAAAGAGTTGAGTTATTCGCAACCTTAATGCGACTTAACGCGTATGAATCCCCACGGATGATAATCTTCTTGGTGACGAATAAAACATAATCAATAATATAGTCGTATGGATTTGATGGAAAGTAAAGAATTGACCCTTCAGGCATCTGATTAATCAGTTCTTGAATCGCTTCACGGTCATTCGTAACACCATCGCCCTTTGCGCCATGGTTCAATACATTGTAGACGTTCTTATCAAGTGGTACTTTGCTCAGTACATTTGTCTCAATCGCAACTGGATCATAGTTAATTTCGTTGATAACTTCAGACTTCAGCGCTGTTGTATCAACAAGATGGTGGTCAATGTCTATTTGCTGAACGACTTCGCTGACCACATTATCAAAGCCATAAACTGAAATAATCTGCTGCTCACTGGTCAGACTGGATTGTTTAAGTACAATCATCGCCTCATCATTAGCTGGGTAATACTTGCCATCAACAGTTTTCACTTCGAGATAATATGTTCCCGGCAAAACATTTTCAGGGATATTAAAAAGCAGACTGTCACCGTCCGTCTTATAGCTAGTGATTGCGACGTAGCTCTTATCGTTATAGTTATTGATTCTAATATGTGCTATATCCGTTGATTTGAGGACAATACTTTCTCCGGCTTCATTTCTGAATTTAAATTTTAGAGTCGAAGTCGTGTCGCTGTGTCTTAGAACGTTACCATTAATATTCTCAACTCTGTTTATCTCTTTATACACCTATAAATCACCTACCTTTTCTATTCTAGTGAATGTGGCCACTGCCATTTTAGGGTTGTCGAGTTCGCCGCTTAGCCCACTGATTCGAGCTTTATACAATGTTCCTTCGTAGATATTTCTGATTAATACCCACTGATACATGCTGATTGACTCATGTTCATAGCCCGGTTGACTGTCGAGGCGCGCAATCTCAATCTGCCACTCTAATGCTTCTTTATTACGCTTCTTCAGTTCGTTTGTCCCAAGCACTTTCAACTTCTCAGTTAATGCATAGCCTGTAAGATTAGCTGTTATCTGTGGCTCATATACATCACTGACATGTTTGCCATTCCTGTTAAAAAAGTCATAGGCTACTTTATCCTCAACCGTCACCGTAGGTCTCTGCGGTTGATTGTCAGCTTCAGGACCCAATACATGCAGCTGTGTAAATACTTCTGAATAATTGATGTGCTTGACCAGCTTAACCAGGTCTCGCTCAAACTTCAGTTCTTTTCCGCTCAATTCCTTATCATCAATAATAAAATCGACATAGCGAGTAATAAAGTTTGCTTCCTCGTCTACGTCGATTCTGAACCGCAATTCATGTCCAATTAAATTAGCCACCTCACCCAATAAATCATAGGCTGATTTAATGTGATCAGTAGAAAATGCTCTCTGATTTGCTGTGTAAGTAATCTTTCCGCGCTTCCAGCTGCTATCGTAAAGAATATAATCAACGATGCTCATGACAGTGCCAGTTGGCAGACTGAATGGTTGCAGCAGGTGAATGACCTTTAAATCATCATGAGTCGGATAAGCCTTAATTGATAGATATTTATAACGGCCATAGAATACTTCTACTTCCTGCACAATGAACTCATACCACACACCATTGAATTGAGTAAGCAGACGTGATTGCTGTTCTAACACAAATGTGTCATCATTCGCCTCAATTTCAAAGCTAAGTTCATAGGCATTCGTGTCATTGATATTTATAGTGGCACCGACGTGTTTCTTAAATTCACCTATGATTTTCTGGCCATTCTGCGATACTAAATAGATACTTGTCATAGATAACGCTCCCTATACGCTTGATAGCCACTTTCAATGATGCTTGGTGGATTCACTGTGATGATGTTTTCACCTTGCACGATTTCAAAGTAATCGCTCTTAAGGCTCTTGTGATATTTAGGTTCGCCGTTAATTGTTAGCAGATGTTTGTCATGGTCGATGACCAGTTCATCTCCTGCAGAAAAAATATAGGGAGATTCTGACTCAACTGCAAGCTGCTGTACTTTAGCATAAGAGGTGTTGAATTTCATAGGATCATAGTTAGGTGCTCTTAGATCCTGCGTCTGCACAAAGACTAATGCTCGTTTATAATCTCCTGCATAGTCATCAAATGTACGAATATATCTGCCTGTATGCGTGCTGTATCGCATTCCAGTGATGACGTTGTAATCAACGCCGACATAAGCTGTATACTTATTTTCTGTTTTAGTCAATTTGAGAACAAGGCCTTGTTGACGCCATCCAGCATTTTCGTAATAAAGAACCTGTTTAGATTTATTCTCATTGTATAGTGTCATTATTACTTCAATTGAATTATTCATTGTTGATTGATTACGTGCTTCTATTACAGCTACAGGTTTCTTTAATTCGTCCAGTAGAATAAATTGTTTACGTCCCATCTCTAAATTTTTAGATGGTGGCGTTATAATCCGACACTCAAATTCCCAGTTGCCTGACACACGCTGATCAAGCTGTTTATACTTGGCTGGTCCAAACCAGTCAGACATACCGATTCTATCACCAAATGTATCAACAAACATCACATTATCTTTAGACGTATACTTACCTTTAGCTGTCCCGACAACGGGGAGCGCAGTCTTTTCTGCAATATTTGGCCATCCGTTAAATATGTCAGATGCATAAGCATTAAGGACACCCATATTACGTTGTAGCAGCATGTTAGCATCTGAGACTTCTTTGCCAAAAACTACAGATTTACCAGTCGTTTCATTATTGATGCTTAATATCGTGGCATCCTCTTTAACCTTTATATACTGTACAGGCGGTGTCTTGATGCCTGCGTTAAAGGTTGTGAGCTGACCATTCATAAAGTTATCTTTGTTTGGTTCACCATTTAACTCATAATACCAACGTGATGATTTGACTGTGAGTTCTATTATTTCGAACCCATAAATATTTTGTTTTAATTCGAATGGTCCATCAATTGAACATAGTAATTTTTTATTTGTAAAGCTAAATTCAAGAAATGCTTCGCTTTCAGAGTAAAAGAAGTCAGAGATAAATTCTCTGACTTCATCTGTGCTTCTTTTTACGAAGTGATTTCTGATAATTAATGGTAATTTAAATTCTAATGCATCAACACTGAATGAGTTGTAAATAGCTCCATTAACGTTTTCTTTTTTAATATAATCATTTTTTACATGAAAATTCGGCAACTTGAAACTATCTTCTATAATGAGCCAGTTCGGTGCATCTTTACCATTGAATTTAAAATCCATTATACATCACCTCCTATGTGAATCTTTCCTCTAAACGATTCATTGATTTAATTTTTTGATTCAATCTTCTGGCAAAACCATTCTCATCAAAATTACTTTCATTTTTTTCTAGGTTCTGATTACTTAACAGCAATTTATTGAGCAGGTTTATTTGTTCCTGCATCATCCCCATCATCTTTAAGAGATGTTGTTCATTGCTAGAAAATGAACCTGGATTAGGTAATTGATCTGTCTGTAAGCTTCTACCACTTCTTAGCTTCTGGCCAATTAACGACCAAAGTTTCATCGCTTGCGTCCGCTTTGATGGATCTGTCGGCACGATGTATTCTGGATGTGTCTCATTCAACTCAAAGAAACCATTACTTAAAGTCATGCCACCATTTGCGTGTGCTTTGGGTTTAGCTGCTCTTAACCATGGTAATGGGTTGATGTCTACTCCATTTTGTTTAACACCAAAATGTAAGTGAGGACCAGTAGAAAATCCCGTATTACCTGAAGTCCCTACGATATCGCCCGGCTTCACGCGTGTTCCTGATGATGGAGACCGTCCATAATCTCTTAAGTGACCAAAGATAAGACGTGTACCGCCATTATCGACTGTGACCCAGTTGCCGTAACCACCGGCCATGAATGGTTGTCGTGTGAGGGTTCCGCCCATTGGTGTTTTAAGCGGCTGATACACAAATGGGAAGTCGACACCTTCGTGCCATTGGCGACCAGTTGTGCGGGTGTAGGCTTCAGTATGTCCGAAGAAGTAACTAATTAAGTTAGGGTCAAGAATACCACCTGTTGCACTTGCCGCACCGCCCGATTCATCTCCCCACTTCTTGAAGGTGTTCATCATACCTTTTTTAAGAGAGTTAAATCCAGCACCCATGATTTTACCTGGTACTGCAGTAATTCCTGAAAAATCTACACCAAACCGCTTAAGGATAATCCCTACAAGTTTAGATGGGTCTTGAATCAAATCATAAATTTCTTCAGCTGTTTCTTTAATTGGTGCTCCAACTTTGGCCACACTAGACATTACTTGCGCCGTCTTTTTAGCTCCAATCATTTTAGTGGAATTGTCAACTAAATTAGTGCCAGATTCAATTAATTTTTTCTGGCCGAAACCAACAAGTTGATTCAGTTTTTCTCCCGCATAATCTTTAATAGGATTTAAAAAATCAAAAGGTCCACCGGCACCAGGTTCGTTATCATTTTTAGACATCATTCTCATAATATCGAGCGTCTGATCACCGTTGAAAACTGTTGAGCCTTTTGGCAAGAATCTAAGTGTGTCAGTGGCAGGTGTAAGTTCTATCTGTCCGTTAGGATATCTAATTAATTCTTGAGTTGCGCCACCTGCTCCATTACCAGGACCGCGGTCCCCGACGACTGCAAGCATATCCTTCTTTGTTGCACCTGTCCCTGTTGAAAGTCGAGGTATGAGGTTATCACCCATGCCAAGTTTATTGCCGACCCAGTTCACACCGTCAATCATTTTGTTAAGGCCGCCTATTGCATGGGTCTTAAGACCAGAAGCAAGTGCTTTAGCTGCTCCGATAACTTTGTCTTTCATTCCTGTGACAGATGAACTTATATTACCAGATAATGTTTTAATATTTCCCCACAGTGCTTTGAAAGGCCCTGTTACTCCATCTTTAAGTTTAACTGCAGCATCGATAGCCGTCTTTTTTAAACCAGTCCAACTGTTTGAGATATGAGTACGTAAATCAGAGAATAATTTCGTACCATTCTTGAACAGAGAAGAGAAATTTCCCATTGCTCCTTTTACAGAATTTTTAGCACCCTCTATAATAGTTTTCTTAAGAGCGCTTAGCGTATTGCCGATAAACTTAAGAATGCCATTAAAAATACTACTTGTACCTTTAGATAGATTAGTAAAGAAATTCAGTGACGATTTAACTATTGCTGAAATAGTCCCTGAAAAGATTCCCTTTATAAGTTTCCATACATTCACAAATAAAGTTTTAAAAGTTCCTGAAAAAGCACCTACGCCTTTAAGAATTTTACCTAAGAACTGTAATTGAACCCAGTTCCATATAACTTGGATTGCGCCGAAGAAAATATCTTTGACACCTTCCCAGATTTTTTTAAAGTCACCTGTGAAAATGCCTGAGAAAACTTTAACTAACCCTTGAATGATTCGTAGACCGCCAGAGATAATTCCTTTTATATTTTCCCAGACCGAACGTATAACGGCAGCCGCCAACGGCCACACAAAACGGAATACCGCAAGAATTCCTTGAAAAACTGTGGCTATTATTTTTCCAACATTTCGTACAGCGGCCGTGATGCTGGAACCGTTCTGCTGCCAGAATGTCGAAATCTGACGGCCTATTTGTCCAGCGAAATCAGACACTGCTTTTACAGCAGACATTACACTTCTTTTAATCATATCAACTGTTTGTGCTATTCCGACTACTAGTCCCGGCGGGAAAAACTTAGAAAGTGTGATGACACCTTGTGTGCCGTTCCCCTGAAACAGCTGAAATACACCTTTAATGATGCTACCTAAGTTCCTGAAAGTACCCATTACACCCTGAATAGCTGAATTGACTATATTTCTGAAGGTCTCACTTTTTTGGTAAGCAACTGTGAAAGCTATACCAAGACCAGTAATTACACCGACCGCTATTCCAATAGGACCAAGCAATCCCATTATTGCAGGGGATAGTCCACCAATGACGCCCGCAGCAGTCCCTAGAATAGAAATCACTGTACCGATACCTAAAATAATAGGCCCGATTGCTGCTGCTAGTAGACCGAATACCGTAATACCTAACTGCATGCTTTTAGGTAGGTTATTAAAGACATTGATTGCTTTGCCAATACTCTCAGCAATTCCTCGTATAGCTGGAGAAAGTAAATCACCGATCTTTATTCCAGCTGTCTCTACTGCTCCGCCCAGCTCATCAAGAGCGCCTTTCAGATTATCTTTCATTTTTTTAGCTGCTTCAGCCGATGCGCCGCCTGAGTCCTTCAGCGATTTTGTCATTTTATCAATTTTGCTCGGACCAGCTTCCATCAATGTAAGAAAACCAGAAACTGACTCTTTACCTACTAATGCTGATAAATTAGCAGCCTTCTGACTATCTGTCATGCCATCCATCTTCTGTTTAAATTGACCGATCACACCACTGATTCCAACAAACTTACCATTAGAATCTTCAAGTTGAATACCCATTGCTTCCATACGTTTCGAATTTTCTTCAGACGGATCAAGTAAAGAAAGTAATGAACCCCGTAATGCAGTACCTGCGTTTGAGCCATCAAGCCCTGCATCAGTCATAATACCTATAGCAGCAGATGTTTCTTCAAGCGGAATCTTAAGTGCATGTGCAGGACCAGCTGCATACTTGAGTGCATACTGCATATCAGTGATATCAGCTGCCGATTGATTCGCCGTCTGTGCTAGAACGTCAGCTACATGAGTAGCGTCAGATGCTTTCAAACCGAAACCATTGATAGCGGCCGCCATAACATCAGCAGTCTGTGCCATATCTGCACCACTTGATTCAGAAGCAGAAATAACACCCGGCATCGCACCCATAATCTCCTTGGCATTAAAGCCCATTGCAGCTAAATTCTCCATACCTGCAGCGACCTCCGACGCACTCTTAGATGTTGATGCCCCTAAATCCATCGCTTGCTTCTTCAGTTGTTCAAATTCGCCTTTAGTTGTTCCAGCGATTGCACCGACACGACTCATTTGTGATTCAAAGTCTGCAGATGTTTTAATTGCCGCGCCGAATCCCGCAAGCAAAGGAACTGACATTCCGATTGTGGCTTGTCGACCAATATCTTTTAGTCCATCACCGATTCCTGATAATTTAGGACTCATGTTTTTCATTGCTGTCTGTGCTTTTCCTAACTGCGATTCAAGGTATTTCGCTTCATCAGCTGCCTTACGCTCTGCTTGCTGAAACTCTTTGAAGTCATCGACAACACCATTTAATTCACGCTTTGTCTTATTTAAGACGTCAAGTTGCTTATTAAACTCATTGCGTGCTGCAATAGCTGCTTTTGAGTTGGCGCCCTGTTCATTAGCAAGTTTATTATATCGGTCACGCAAATCCTCGACATTTTTGGTTTGGAGCTTAATCGCACTATCTAGTGTACGGATATTATTCTTGTAGCTGTCCATTGATTTTTCGCCATACTTCAACTCATTCGATGCCAACTTGATGTCACCTGATAAAGACCGGAAGCTTCGTCGGATATCTGTCAACGTCCGATCTATCCCCATATCGTTTAAGTCGATTCCTATACTGAGACCTTTAATCTGTTCGTCTGCCATTGATTTCCTCCTTCCCTCAAATATCGAAAAAAAGCCTTAACCAATTGATATGGTTAAGGCTTATAATGCTGCGAGTAGAGCATCCTGTTCTTCATCTGTCATGAAAGCTCCTTCCACTTCTTGTTCTAGCAATTTAATGACGAAGTGATAAGGCATATCTAACAAATCATTTATATCCTTTCCTCTCTTCATAGAGTGTAAGAAAAAAGCATCCATGTCATTCAAAACAGATTCCCAAGTGATTTCTATACCTTCTAGCTGATGCTCTCCAGGTACTTTTTTGTTTCATCACTCTGATATCCCTGAGCAGCAAACTGAACTTGTTCTTTAAGTGATGGCACAAATTCCGGCGCATGTAATCTGTCGAGTATATCTTCTCGATTGAATTGATTTCCATAAATCTTAATGACTAAATCCATTAAGTAATCAATTTGTTCTTGCTCTGATAATTCACTTTGAGGATTATCAAGCTCTTTTAAGATTGACACTGCATCATAAATAAGCCTTGCTGGAATGAAGCCAGATGACATATAAGGAATCAATTCAGGATTTTCTGTATTTCCGGGATCTTTAACTAACCAGATAATATTACGTTTTAATTTTTTTGACATGCTCATTTGCTCCCTTGTGTTTATATTTTTATATTGTCGACAAGATAAAAATGAAAAGCGACCAGATGGCCGCTTCAGTTATTTCTTTGTAGTTGTAGCTGCTTTAGTTTCTTCTGGCGTTTCTTCCTTCTCAACGCCGTCACCTTCGACGAGTGCAAGCACTGGACGGCCTAGCGAGTTATTGACTGATGTCAATGCTTCATAGCGATCTTTTGCGATGCGTTTAGATGGAGCGTAAATATCCCCTGCCTGATATTCCTTATCCTTGTCTTCAGAATCCTTGAAAGGTGTAAGAACGCGATACTTGTTAGTTGCCATTTTAAATTCCTCCAATTATTTTAGTTAGACTATTTGAGTGGGTGCTGGAGCTTCATAAGCACCTTTTAGTAGTTCTGTGAAAAAGTCATCTTCAGTTCCAAGTGCTGTTGCGCTGTCCCATGTGATTTTACGTTTACGGTCAGATTGGCGGTGCATTGCTGTACCATCAGTATCTTCGCTTGAGAAATCCCAGTCAGCTTTAGCTGTTTCACCTTCGATTTTCGGATTAGAAAACATAACCTTTGTTAGACCCGTCAGCTGATATGTGCCATCACGACGCTCACGTTTGAACCAAACCGCAACATAATTGTTCTGTTGTCCTGCGACTTCTGAGACAATTCCTTTCTCATCAGCTTTTTCATTGAAAATAATTTCACGGATTTCTGCAGGAAAAGCATGCATCGTCATTGTGATTTTTCCTTTACCATCCGTGTTACCTGCTTCAATAATCAAACCGTCAGCATATGCTTCTTTCAATTCCCCGCCAGTTTCTACACCGATTTTTTGAAGACCGCGTGTCTGTGTCACTTTTGTATAAGTTGTGCCTGTCAATTCATCTGCAGATACAACTGCAAATCCTAAATCTTTTACATTGATATAAGCTTTAGGCGTCTTCGCTTGTGCATTCACCATTTTGTTTCCTCCTATTTTTAAGTATTAAAAAAGAGATGACTTAAGGTCATCCCTGTAGATAATCGTTTCGTAACGTCGCGTGCTGCTATATAGTTTCAAATCCTTGTTATAGTCTGGCTTGAAGTTAGTGACGTTGCCCATCTTCAGTTTTTCCCATAACAACCGTTGTATTCGTTCAGAAATTTCATTACGAACTAATCGAGCCTTATAAGTTGTACTGTACTTTACAAATACGTCCACTTGTACAATATACGAATAGGCTGATTCATCGCCATCAATATAAGCGACAGGAACAGGGTCATCGATGTCATCCAGCACAATATAAGGCTCAGTCATTGATAACGCGTCCGGATAATCGTTAAACTTAATACGATTACCTACGTATTTTGCAATTAACTCATCATCCTTGATTGCATCATAGACCATCGTCAGTATATCCACTGTCATATCATCCCTCCTATCGCTGTCTTGACTGCTTCAAAATAAGCTTCTCGTCCTGCACGCATGGCACGATCTATGGCTCCTTTACCTTTCGTCTCTACCCACTTACCTGACCGGTCATAGTGACCTCTTTCGTTGAGATGGATAAAACGGTAACGGTCTTTCGGTCCTTCCCAGTAAATCTTAACTGTACGATTTCCTTTAATCCACATCGGCTCAGTTATCGTTATTTCATTGATGGATGCACCGGTATCAGCAAAGGACTCCATTTGACTCTTAATGTATTCCACTATCACTTGCGCTCCGATGACAAGAGCTTTATCAGTTATCTCCCGTCTTGCCTCTCGTCCAAAACGACTCTCAAGACTCTGTTCGAATGCTTCAAGACCCTCTAACTCAATCGGCATCTTTCATACCTGCAGTAATCATGATGAATCGTTTGTCTCTCGGATCAGGCTGTACATTAAGGATATTAAAGCGCTTGTCCTGGAACATGTAATAGTTGATGGAAACATAGCCTGTGTCTTCATTCGGAATGTATTCACCCAGCGTGTCGCGGATAAATATCTTAAGATTTGATTCTGTGCCATTCGCGATGGCCTGTTCCAAATCCCGCAGCCACACAGTGTCAACCTCTGCCATGCATTCAAAGAGTACTTTTTCTTCAACTTCTCCGGCTTCCGGACCGTCTGCCGCGATGAACTTGTAGAACGTGACCTCAGTATCGAGATCGCGTAAATTCTTCGCTGCACGTTTAAGAGGTGTAATTAAAGAACTTCCTGTATTACGAGAAAGTGGTGTCCTGACCATTAAACCACCTCGTCCGGAACATCAATTAAGCTGATACCGAGGCTGTGAATCTCAGAAAGAAAATTATCATAGAAGTACTCCAGCATGTCATTAAATCGATAGCGTGTCTGTTGAAAGACCAGGTCTTTACCGAGTGGATTTGTATCAATGTCGAAGGCACCACAGCGGCTCTGGATGTCCGCATATGACGCCTCTAACATTCTTGTGATTTTCTTATCTTCCGAGGAGTGAGAGATACGATTGTCCTCCTTGAACTCCTCGACATGTGTTGTCGTGATAGTCATGCTACCACCTCTTTTCTTAGACTACTGGTACCGCGTCAGCAACTGCTAAAGTGTAAAGCAGAGAAGTTTTGTTATCATCCGGCATACCGTGTGCGAAGTGCTTCGTGATAAACAAATCGCAATCTTCAAGAGCAAGTGTCTGATCATATTTCTGGATATCCACATTGCCTGTATGAACTGCAGAATAGCGAGAACCTACGAAAGGCAGCACTTGCCCTTGAGGGATAAATTCAGAAGCTACAACATCAATGTTGAATGGCAGTGAAGTAATCCACGCGCCGTTTTGAGTCTGGATTGTGTTAGATGCCGCAACAACGAACTGATCAGCCGGAGAAACAGCTAATGAGATTTGACCAGCAACATTGACTGGCTTACCGTCTTGCTTAACAGATAACTTTGTAGCAACTGCAGCAAGCTCCATCGCAGTCGTGCGAGCATCTTTGAATGTCAGTGTGCCAGATGGAGTTTTATCTGTGACAGTACCAGCTTCAGTGTCATAGTCCTTCATCAAGCCGATAGGTTCGTTTTTAGCAGATCCACCACCTTTAACGACCCCTTCTTCTAACTTGATGCCGACCGCTTCAGCAAGCTGTAAACGAACATATCGTTCTACCCATTCTGGTCCGAATTTAGCCAAGTCTTTCGGCACGATTGCGAATGCTGTCAGTTTATTCTGCGAGAAGCTGACAGCTTTAACATTCGCAGTAATTTGCCCTTGAATCTTTCCGAAAATTTCACCCCATACTGCAGCACCGGATGGTTCAACTTTGATAAGACGAGTAACGAGACCAGCGAGCTGGAAGTTGATTTTAGCAAGCAATGGACGTTCAACTTTAATGTCTTCAAAGATACGTTCAACAGTAGTAACCGGAAGAAGTTCTTTCTTCTTGAAAGAATCATAGTTCGCTTCATCTTCAACAAGCATCTTAAAGAATTTACGTTCCTCAGCAAGTAATACATTGTTTCCACGCTGCAATTTAATATTTAAATCACTATTTGAATCATTATACTCACCGCGGGCCGTCTGCATTACTTCATCTTTCAGACCTTTAGCGTATGCTTCCATGTATTCGCCTTGTAACTTTTCTACTACTTCAGGTTCCTTGTCTTCACGTACAGCTGACAGATAGGCTTGACGCTTTTCTTCGACTGCCATCTGCAAATCAGTGTTTGTAAACTTAATTGCCATTTATTTTCCTCCTAGTAATATCTAGATTTTTGTTTTGGTTGTTCGGTTTTTGAATCTAGTGAAGATTTCTTCAACAGTTCTTTTACTTCTTTGATCTCCTGTATAAAATGCTTGTAGCCTTCTGTTTCTTCCAGCTTTAAGCCGACAGATAATCCTTTGACATTGCTAGTTTCTTCAGGTGTTTCAACCAATTTGATACGCTGCTCAATGAGCTGATCATCAGCATATGCATTCAGTAACTCCGCTCTACCTGCAGAATTAAATACTTTAGCTGGTGTCTTGCTGTACTTTGATAATTGCTCCTTAGTCGCACATGCAACCATCTTATTCGCAGTGATAACATTGTCGATTAATCCATAAGAAAAAGCCTCTTCAGCAGTCAACCAAGTTTCTGCATCCAATAAGGCTTTAAGTGTTTCTCTATTCAGTTTTTCGGACTTATCGAGATAAGCAGTCGTCACTGTATCAGTCAGCTTTTCAAGGTAGTCAGCTGCTTCACGAAAATCATTGTGATTGCCAAACACACCCATCATCGCATTATGGACCATCATCATTGCATTTTCCGGCATGTTGATTTCATCAGCTGCCATTGTAATGATTGTGGCCACGCTTGCACATAAGCCATCGATGTTCGCAATTACTTTCGCTGAGTGTCGCTTCAACATATTGTAGATGGCTACACCTTCATACACATCACCACCTGGAGAGTTAATGTTAAGTACAATCTCTGTGACACCCTCAAACTTCTCTAGCTGACTTTTAAAGCTATAAGCAGATACTTCATCGTCATACCAACGCCATCCTTCCGGAACGATTTCACCATAGATATCAATGGTTCCCACTGTACCTTCTTGTTTGAGCATCAGGATACTATTCTTTGTCATTTGTTATCACCTCCTTCCAGTGCTGCAGTTTCTACAGATTGATAGTTCTTTGTAATTACATACTTATCAAGCTCCACGTTATCAACCGCTTCTTCACCCAACATTTCACGTATCTGATTACCTGTAAAGGTTCCGCTTGCCCTGAGCTTATCTACCGCTGTAGCAAGTTCTAAAGGATCCTTCTTGTTGATTCCAATCATCTTAATCTTCGCGCCGTTGAGATATTCGTCCGGCTCGAAAAACTTCGCATTCATCTCATCATTAATCAACTTCAAGAAATAACCGAGACAGTACTTATTAAAAGATGTCATGGCATTCTCAAGGTCTGCCATCTCACCGGAAATAAGCACTGGCGGAATCCCAATCATTCTGGCCACATCTTCAGTGACTGACTTCTTCATTTCACTTAATTCTTTGAACTCTTGATTACTTCCACCATATGGTATGTCTTTATATTCAATACCGGCTGCTTCTGGAACAATGGCCACCGGTTTGTCAAAAGAATTGTAAAGACGTTTAACAAACTCATTCATCTTTGCCATCTGCTCTTTGGTATAAGTACTACCTTTCAGCGGCATAGACACCGTACCCCGAATCTGATTGTTAAGAAGATGCCTGTCAATCATCCGTCCGAACATCTCACCATAATCCGCAAATAGTCCATCAACAAATCGCTCAAGTTTCTGATTCGCATACTTCATATAGATGACATCACTCATCTTAAAGACGCGTTCGTATTTAAAATCTTTGACATAAACATCGGAAAATGTGTCATCATAAAGTGCCATTTCATCCCGCTGAAAGTCTGTGGCCACAACTAAATCTTTCGTGTCAGTCTGAATAATCAAGACTTCTCCATCATAGATCAACTTAGTCATCACCTCATGCCAGAAATTTGCTGCACTCTGATCAGTGTTCGGCCGGACGTTCAACTTGTAAGAGAGAGCGTCTTGCTCCGTCTTATTAGTGCCCTTCACAATAAACCTGGTTTGAGCGATTGCTCGAGCAAGATACTCAATGCTTGTCTGCAACGCCATACGCTTCAAATAGGAACGTGCTGACGGGTCCTGTACTAAATCCAGGTCAAGAATATAAGATGCTTCTTCTGATCGCGCTCGTAGTGCAAAAATATCCAGTATACCCATTTATTCACCTCCTTCCTTAAAAGTCGAGCGCGTCAAGCAAGTCAAATGCTTCATCGATATCAAAGTCTACAATTTCATCCGCTCTATATAGTGCGTGCAAGAATGCGTGGAATCCATCCGTCTTTCGTGTAAATTCATCTTTCTTGATATACTCCCGTTTTCCTGTAGACACATTTACTTTTACGGCTACGTTATTGATATACCAACGCATCAGAGGATTGTCGCCCAATATTAATAGCTCATTAGCAAATATAGTTTCTATTCGTGGATGCAGGAGGTCATGAATAGCGCGTGGATTTTTAATAACCTCTACCTCAATTCCAGCTGCCTCAAAGTATGGACGAAGCAAATCGGCACGATAGTTATCCATGATAACTTTTTCTAATCCGTACCGTTCTCTCATTTCAACAAACCAGTTCACTATAATCGTCGGATGAATGGAAGGCTCATCAACAATCGTCAGATAGCCTTGCTCATGCCATTCTCTTATAGGTGCTTTGATTGCTGACTTTTTCAAGAACTCTTCACGAACGAATGAGTGTGCCTTCCAGATATACTCTTCACCTTTTCTGAATAACAGTCCGACAGCAGCAAAGTCTTTAACCGTCGCATAATCGACACCACCGATACACATGCGTTGTGACACATCTGGCATTTCTCTGTTAGTTGCAAGGATTTCTTTCCAGGTAGCGAGTACCTTGCTTTCATCGACTTCAGGGAAGTTCATCCGCTTCGTCATAAATTCAGAACGTCCATTCGGATTGTATCTCAGCTTCTTGAACTCACCATGGACCTCTTTGAATAGGACGTGGGCGTACTTACATAAAGGAGGATGAAACATAGGATTAGCTTTTTGGTAGTTAACGTGAGCATTAACTTCTTCCGCTTTATCCAGCTTGCAGATGAAAGGAAAAAGTCTGTCTTCCAATTCCTTGCCGTTAAGTATGGCCAGCGCTCTATTTTTCTGACTATCCATGAAGCCTTCACGAACATGGCCATCCGTTCCAATATAGAAAGTTCTGGCATGCGGCACTTTACCTAAACCACCACGTTTGACATCAACCATCTTTGAATCCTCATAGATATGAATCTCATCAAAAATAACACACCCCTCACGGCCACCATCCTTGGTTTTCGCGTTTGATGTGTTGAATTTAAGTTTTGACCTGGTATCTAAGTTGACGATCTCCGTCTTGCTTATCTTAAATGGTTCATAAGGTGTCTCACTGCTTTTAAACAATTGATGATCAACAATCATATTATAGACTTCATCAAATGAAGTTTTTGCTTGTTCTTCTGAGTTGGCCACGATGGAAATATCATAAGCAGCAATACCATGATAGGGTGTCTGCATGAAATTACTTACGCCGGATATCCAGCCGTTTTTTCCCCCACCTCGACCGAGTGTTATTAGAAACTCGTTGAAATAAGGTGAGATGATTTCTTCACCATCAGGCAGCGTTTCTTGTTCAAAAAGGAACACAAAAGCGATTAAAAACTTCTGAAAAGGCTGTGTTTCGAAGAAATATTTATCAATATATTTAATGCAATTTTTAATTTTTTCTTCATCAAAGAACACATTATCCAGCAGAAGAACATAATTTTCTAGATATTCAACCAGTTGTTTTCGTTCTTCGTTAAAAAGTATCTCACCTTTTTTGTACTGATCAATATAATAAGTTACGTGTTCATTCTGAATCATAATAAATCACGGGATTTATTATTTCCCCCAGGCATTTGAGTATCCGGAACTAAATCAGAAAGCTGTTTCATTATTTTTTGATAGGCACCATCACGAGCGTTAAACAGTTTAGCGACGGGCCTTTCACGCTCATAAGGTTCCACAGATGAACTCTGTTGGAATAATTCAACGTCTCCATTTTCATTGATGTCGTTCCAGGCATCATCAAGCATAATTCTTAAACGTGCAGCCTGAACGATCAGTCCTTCAACCACTTTTTTTTTGTTCGGCGGAATATCTTTGAATAATCTAGTTATTCGTCTCTGCTCTTTTAATACACGTTCCTCCCTTTCATCAATATCCATTTACTCACCTCATTTCGCTCAGGGGGTGGGGGGTCATACGCGAGAAGGTCAAATTTCTGCGGAATCGACCCCTATGCCGTTTCCCACGACTTCATTTTCAGGTTGAAATTTTTCGACCGGGGGGTGTCCTCATATTTTTCTTAGAAAGTTTTTCGTTTTCATTTTGTTCTGTTCTTCTTTTTGAAGTTCTTCAGTAAGAGTCAGTGGCGCTCTTATGGTTTCTTCAAGTTTTCTTTTAATTCCTTCGGCAAGTATAGATTTACCTGCATGTCTTCCCATCGTTACTACCATCTTTCGTCGTCCCATTGCTTCACCTTCTTCTGATAGCGGCCGTGTTTCAAATTATGGCACTTTATGCATAAAGTAATAAGATTACTGTCTGTCAGTGCTAAGTTCGGTCTGTCTTGCAGTTCTTCGATATGGTCGACGTCTAAGTACTTGTGCTTAGTACCTTGATTGAATCTGTTCAAGTCAACTGTTACCTTACCTTGCTTCTTACACTCCTGGCATTCATAGTTGTCTCGCTTCAGTATTTCTTCACGCTTCCGCCTCCATGGTGGAGACTTGTAGAACCTGATGCGTTCCTTCACTGTGTCGTACATACTATGCTCTCTCCTAGATTAAAGACTGAGTCAGTCTAGATACATATGGATCACCTATTGTTATGACATAATAAAAGACAGCCAAAGCATAGCCGCTTCATCTGTCTTTATAGTTATCTATACTATTAATATATCAGCAATCCTTGAAATGTTTGTCCGTTTATTGTTCGCAGATAGTTCACTGAAAGTTCGCGAAACAATCCTTCCAACATATAATAATTAATTTACGAATTTCATATTGTCGCTATTCTCATAATCCTTTATATGACCTGGATCCAATTCGGATAAAGTAGCATTAACCATTTCGCGAACAGAGGAACCAGTCTTAAAAGAGTTGCGACTTATTCCTATAAATATTTCGTCTACATAATCTTTGTTATGTTTATCTTGATATTCAATAACAACTTTTAAATAAGGAGTGATATTCCCATACACATCATAAAGGGAGTGATTTATGATCATTAAATCACTCTTGTCTATACTTACTTTAATTTTTTCTTCTTTGCTTATTATTCTTTTTCTTATTCTTGTTGCATTATTGTTTAAATGAAAATCATGAGCAAATCCTCCTTGCTCGCCGATTTGATCAAAAGAATAGCGCATAGTATGCTTATCTTTATTATATCCCTGTTGAGATATACTATATGCTCTCCCTCCACCACTGAAAGTTTTTTCTCCGACCAAATCAAAATATTTTTTGCCATTTATGTGATGTGTCGTAATTTTAATATTCTTAGCGTAGCTATCACCGATATTTACGAATCTCATAAAAGATTTGTTCGTTATGTCTTCTTTATAATTCTTTTCACTATAATAATCCATTAAAGGATCATCACTATAAGCCCATCTCTGTAATAAAACATTTCTAGGAGATTCATCAAATTCGTATCTAATTATGATAGGCTCAAAAATGAAAATAGGCCTACTACTATGTATCTGAAATGAAAAGTTTTCCTCTATCTCTTTTCTTCTTATTTTATTTGTACTTGCGTAAATCCATATAACAATAAATAAATTTAAAAGTGGTATTACTATATCCTTAAATGCGTTATAGTTCCATAAATTTATTAATTGTTCTTTGAATAGATCCACGTAGAAACTGATTATATCCATTAGCCAGTACTCCTTTACAATAATTTACTTTTAACCACATAATCTATTATACTTTTATCTAAATTATTAATATATTAAAAAAGACCTGGCATCTACCAGATCTATTACTTAACTGCTTCAGTTGTTTCCTTGCTATACTCCTCTATTCCCAGGTAGAACGCTAGCCTGATAACCGCGTCATTCTTGACCGTATAGTACTTCGTCTTCCCTAGTCCTAGATCAGTATAGATTGAGTAGTCACTGCTCGGCTCTTCCTGCAGATACTTATGAACAATGATATATTTCTCATCAGGTTTTAAGTTATCAACTGCCGCATGCATCTGTTCCATTAATTCCTTACGCTCTAATAATAGCTTCTCTCTTTCCAGATTCTTTGATGCTGCCGACTCAATACCGTTCAATCCGATAGTCGTTGCAGGTGGAATAAAACTGAATGACTGTGTAACTGATGGCATTGATCTGACTGGCATAATTCTAAGTAGCTTATTATATTTACGGAATGTATGATAGACATTATTCCTTGTCTTCTTGAAATCTAGATTCTGAATCTCTAATAATGATTGAGTCATATACAGCCTCCTGCTTCGTGGTATAATATATTTGTCGAATGAATTAACCACGAGCCGAGAAGGCTCTTTTTTTATGTTCTTATTTAATCATTACCTGGTTGTTATTGATTGATGCCTTTATACCTTCCTGAATCTTCTTATGCTATTCATCCCCATTCTGATATTCAAATACATCGACATATTTATTAAGCCATTCAACCAGTCTGACTAAGGTCCTATAGGTGTCACGGTAATACTTATTATCCGGCAGAACACTCTCATCTAAGACTTTGTATTTCTGAATATCTTCTAGTTTGTAAATTACAATACGCCCAGTGATACCTTCTAAAAATACAGATAACCCAATTGATTTACCTAAATTACTAGCAAGGTCTCTATTTTCATAATATTCTCTGGCAGATACTGAATCATCACTTAGAGTCATCAAACCCTTTATAGATTGATTGAGTACTTGCCGATATTCACTCGGCTTCATCCGTTTCTTTTTCAATCGCTCACCTAGCCATTTGTAATGAGCGTCAACCGATTCCCAATTCATTCCGTCCATATAACTTACTGTTTCTGTATTCATTATTTATTCTCCTCTTTCCATCCGAATTGTTTATGAGCGTCTCGCTTCATCTTTCTGAGTTCAGACCGTTCCTCCCATTTCTTCATCATTTCTTTCTGGCGATGTCTAAACTCTGCCATCTTGAGTTCATTTTCTTTTTGAAACTGCTTATACTCTTTACGTGCACGAATGGATATGCCTACCATCAGTGCAACATATGCTGCAAAGACAACGATAGCTATGATAAGTATTAGGTCAATTATCGTGATCATCATATCTATAGGCGTCATTGTTCTTCCTCCCTGTTTATACTATCTTCCTGACTGAAACCTTCCGGGTACCGCTTCATCAGTTTATTGATATTCAACTCTGCAACTTCAGATAGTTCAATGCCGTTGACTGCAGCGAGGTTAGCAATATACCAGAGCACGTCGCCTAACTCCTTCTTCAGTTCCACTTGGTCAAGTTCGTGGCCATGGAAGACGTGCTTCTTAATCTGATCTGCTACTTCACCTGCTTCACCTGTTAGACCTAGTGCATAGTTAGTTAATGCATCAGATTGTGTTAATAATGAGTTATGTGTACGTCCTGCAAGTTCCTGATATTCGTTTAAATTCATCTACTCTTCACCTCGTTCGATATCTGACATATCCTTTAATATCATCAAGACTTCATGTTTACTGGTACGCCATAACTTACTTTCGTTTTCATCGTGTTCCCACGTTTCAAATTGTCCTTCAAGATATTTATATTTTTCTGCGGTTTTCTGCTTCAACCTCTCCCACTTCTCATCCGCCACATCAGCGCGTTTCTCAGCTTCATCAGCACGTTGTTTTTGTTGTTCAGCATAAAATTCTAATCTTTGGTTTACTGTCAACCATTCAGTGAATTCACTACTGCCAATTTTTGCTTTTAACATCCCTCTATCAAAGTCAAATACAGTTATTTCAGTTTTAAGATATGGATGGTAAAACTTTTCCCCGATTAGATTAACCATCTACTCCACCCTTCCCAGACTCTTTAGATAGTGATATCTGATATTCCACTCCGATACTATCGGTTCCTTGTTATCCTGGAACCACTGAAGCGGTATACTTGCTCTGTTGATTGTCTCCTGCAGCTCTTTAAATTCTTGAATACTGATCATGTATAGTTCATTAACTTCTCTGAATAGAACAAGAATAAATCCCAATCCGCCATATTTAGTGATGGATATTAGATAGTCAGCCTGGTGCTGTCTGATAGCTTTGAAGGGCAGATAATTCTTAGTGGTCTCCTTAGCATCAAATGCGACGAACATACCATCAAATACACCGATAAAATCCACTGTTGATTTACCTGAGTGATAGGCGCCTGTTATCTCCCCTTCACTCCATTTAACCTTTGTAGGTGTAGGTATATTCGTGATATGCGCTACACCTTTAGCAAGATACTGTTTGTTACTGATATCAATCAAGTTCTCAAGATACTTACCTTTATTCGCATTCTTACGATTCTTTATATATGATGTCATATAGAGATTCCTCCTATTCATCGTCCTCTTCAATTCTGTACAGTAGTCGCTTTAGTCCTCTTTTTCTAGCCACAGGTGCTGCCATATATGTTAATGTCTTTGCTGCAAGTCCCCATTTCTTTTGAAGTTGCTCCTTAGTTCCCAGGTCTATAAATTCGTCACCATCATAGAAAGCATACTCAGGTTCCGGACTATCCTCTTTACGTCGTCCCAACTTTCTTCCAAGCCTCCTTCAACACAGTGAAATCCTGATGAAAGGCGCCTTTGGGTATAGCGCCTGATACTTTAAGTCCTTTTATACCTGTATAGTAGATATAGTGTTTGTTCATTGCTGTCACCCTGTATTCGTCACCTGACTTTCTGTCCTCAATGATTGCACCTACTGACAGTCGCTTCTCCTCTTTATGCTGCATAGGCTGCCTACTTCAAAAATGGCGGTCTGAAATGACATTCGCCCTGATACGTTCCATTGTTTGTGTCATTGCTGTAATAGTCATCAATTGCATCCTCACCCTCAGCAAATGTCTGAGAGATGAAGCGGAGCAGTAACGCTGCTCCGCTGACTGTGACTGTTCCAAAGATGGTCAATGTGATTGCTTTCATCGTTTGAACCTCCCCGCTAACTTTTTAAATACACTGCTGATCTGCTCTATGCAAGGCTTAGACAGTTCAGATGGTATATAGTGCAGCAATCCTTTTGCAGGTTTATTGTTATCCGGCGAGATTCCCATATCAACTTCCAGACCAGGAACTACATGATTCGTACTTCTCTTTGCATCCTCTGAATGGATTTGTTGTCTTTCGTACTCATTAATCCACTCTTCGTCATTTAACTTGATCCATTTCTCAGTGTCCTTCAGCTCTGTCAGTGGCATAGGTAGACTATTTTTTGAGTTACTCACTTCTTGCATATCAGCATAGGGCTTTCGTTTATCGCGGTAGATACGCGTTACCTTAAATACCTGTTCGTTTATGACGTTCAGAAATACCTCACCCTTTTGAACTTTATTCATCCGATTCATCCCCCTTAGCATTCTCTGCCAGCTGTTCCGCTGACTTCTTGACTGAGTCATTAAATCCGGCCATGTAATCATCAGATGTGATTGTTGTATTAGATGTCTCCATCAGTCATCCACCTCTCCTTTGCTATCATTAATTTCATAAAGGCATCACTATACATTCTCTCGTTGAGCTTATAGGCAACTATGTCCCATGTATCTGCTTCAATGATCTGGTTATCCATCGTTTCTGATATTACCAGCTGTTTGATTGTGCCTTTATCACTCAGCTTATAAGTACACTGCACATAACGTCTGTAGCGCTGCAGTATCTGGCTGGCATATCGGCTTAATCCATATTGTTTAAATGCATCCTGCTTCATACGTCCACTACTTTCCGAGTAATTCTTTTATTTTGTCGAGACAGTCTTTCTCTGTCCTTTTATCGTTTGAATGATGCATGTTAAACTTGATGCCTCCAATATTCATGTTGATAAGTTGTTGATAATTAATGACAGGAGCATGAAGCTCCTGTCTGTTAACTTAAGATAGTGACGTTCTTACGGTCGATGTTCTCTCTGAGGTAATCTGCGATTGATTTTCTGGCCATGTTCTTCCATGCTCCGCCATCTGCTTCAAATAATGCTGCCTCAACGCCGTTACGTCCTTCACGTAAACGGAAGACAAACGCTGATTCCGGCTGAGCCACTTCAGTGAATGTTCTGAATGGTTTCAGATGGACCGGATTAGGCACCTGTTCACTGCCGACTGTGGCGATACCTTGTCTGACTTCAACGCTCTGTGTGATGCCGTTATCACTCTGGTTACGTACGTTTTCGCTGCGAATGTTACCGACGAGTCTTAATACGTTTGCTGTTTCTTCATTAGGCACGAATACTGACTGCATCTGTACGTTGAACTCTTCTAGCTCCAGATAGCTACCTAATGTCACTGCAGGCAGTTCCGCTTCCACCACTAAGAACTGATCACGGTCAGCGTTATCGTTCAGCTGTCCCATGACTTTCACTGTGCGGTGGTCATGGACAACAACTGATAGTTTTACCTGCTCCTGGTCTGTATCAAAGTCGCTGTTGAGATAATCAACAAGTCCACTCAGTGTTGCAATCTTGAATGCAGTTGCTGTCGGTTCAGTTACTTCCTGTAGTCGTTCATCAACGATTAAAAATGTTCTGTCACCCACTCTGTATTGTCTATTGGTATGTTGTGCGATATACTGCATAGCTTCTTTAATCATTTTTCATTCTCCTTTTTAGTTGAACATCGAGTTCTGTTTGATTGGTGTCACTTTTTTCTGGTCCACTGGCTTGCCGTCATCTTCTCTCACTGTGCCTTTGTCATCAAAATAGGTCTGGTCCTTAATACCTGATTTAAGTTCTTTTGCCACTGCCACCCCTTTCTCATCTAATCCAGTCATCATCTTGATTGGTACCGGCTTACGTGACTGAAGTGATGTCTTAGCCTGGACATCCAGGAAGAGAATTTCACGACTTTCGTCAGATGCAATTGATATCTCAAGTGTGACCTTCCGTTTCTTTTCGGGATCTGTGTTAAGGTCGTGAATGTTTTCCAGTACTTTTGCGAATGCATCATCAAAGCGTTCCTGAACTGCACCGTCTGCGAGTGTTGATAAATTGTTTTTAGTATTCATCCTTTTATCCTCCTGTTATTTAGCATAATCACGCATCACTTCGAATAGGTCCGGTTGTCTGCGGCTTCTTGTATCTTTACTTTTAGTTTTCAGCTGCTCTTTATAATAAAGATTGTTACGTTGCATATAATTAACTAACTCACTATCTCTCATGTATTCCATCTGAGGGTGTTTATCGCTACAACCGACGAACTGCACACCGCTTCGCATCATGATTGTATTAGCTGCGACTGTACCGTCCTGCTCGTATAACCATTTGTTATGGTCACTGTCAGTTCTGTTCATCTATCTTCCTCCTCAATTTTGTAGCTGCCATTTAATTGACTGACTTGCACGTCCTTCAGTGTGTACAATTGGTCCCCATCATCGTCATAATCATCTGTCTCGATGACTTCTGCGTACTTTATAACCTTGCTTATAGCAAGGACTTGTTCTGCAACCTCCGGCATGTAGTTATCAAAGTAGTTCCGCTTCCACTCATCGTATAAAACCTGTGCCTCTTCTAAGGTTTCGTACTCTCTGCAATTTCCTCCAAACAAATCTGATACGATATACACTATATAAGCCCCCTATTTCTTTTTTCTATTCTCGGCCATTCATATTTATGAAAGACGTCCAGTGGCCATGACAGCCAATACTTCTCCTGGTCATACATGTCTATAAAGAAACTCTTCAAGACCTTTGTTTGATAAGTTACGCCTTCAGGATAAAGAGTTTGCCAGGTGATATTGATGTCATCTACATCGATAATCTTTAGTATTAAATCGTCATTACGAGCACCGTATATCTGCCCCCGTTTAATTTCAAATTCCATTTACATCCACCAACTAGAACGGTAGATCATCATCACTGATGTCTATCGGTCCTTGTTGATTTGCAAATGGATTGTTGCCTGATCCTGGTGCCAGGTTGCCATTGTGTTGTGGGTTCTGATTCTGACTAGGTGAAGCGGTCCGTCCACTAATATCGTCTCTGTATGCTTCTTCAAAATCTTCGCTCTTTCTTTCTTGGTTTGCTGCTTTAGGCTCAAGGAATTGCACTGAGTCACACACAACCTCTGTGACGTACACTTTGCGTCCTTCTTGATTATCATAACTACGTGACTGTAATCGTCCGTCTACGCCAGCGAGTGAACCTTTGCTCAGATAGTTATTAACGTTCTCTGCCTGCTTCCGGAAAACAACACAGTTGATAAAATCTGCTTGTCTTTCACCATTCGCATTTGTAAAAGTTCGATTGACTGCCAGTGTGAATGTGGCAACTGCTACGCCAGATGGTGTCACTCTGTATTCAGGGTCCTTAGTTAAACGTCCGACAAGTACAACTCGATTAATCATTCCTGTACCCCCATAAATGACCACATGTCTTCTGATTGATTCCGGAATGCGTCCATCTGTAATAACTGTTCTGGCGTGTATTCTTTAACCGACTCAACTTTCACTGTGGTTGTATCATGTCGTTCTTCGTATCGTTTTGCCTGTTCAACTGTCGTTATACGTTTTTTACGCCAATCATTAAGCAGATGGTCGATGAAAGTGTAATTGTAATTATTCTTGAGTGATGATCTGTATATCGCATAAAGAATCAGGTCTTTTCCGTATGCCTCAAAATCTTGTTTAAGTTTCTGATTTACATTTGGTGGTGGGTTCATCTGAATATTTTCTTGATATGAGTTGTATACTTCTTTAAATTCATTGTCAGTGGTCGTCGTTACACTATCTATCTTATTCTCACTATTAATATCACTACGACTACTGTTACTTATAAGATTGTTATTCTTATTATTGTTATTTGTAATACTGTTATTTGTAATACTGTTATTCTTAGTCCCTACGTTTTGTCCCGTTACGATTTGTTCCGACACGTTTTGTTCCGGTACGATTTGTAACGGTACGTTTTGACCCGATAAGGTTTCATTATCATCAAGGGTTACCGTATCGTTTTGACCCGATAACCCTTGATGATTGATGTGGTATATATTGTTACTGAAACCACTATCTCTTCTATTACGCTTAATAGTCAGATAACCAGCATCTTCAAGCTGTTTACGATACTTCTTGTATCTTTTTTCGCTTACTTTTAGTTCATGGCATATAAGGTCAACACCAGGGAATGCAACGCCATTTGAACCAGCATAAGAAGACAAATAGCTATATAATGCTTTTGCTTCAATGTCTAGGTTCTGGTCTTTCATCACATTCTTGAATACTAGGCCGTAACCACTAACGGAACTTTTTAATATGTCCTCAGTCATTATTCATTTCCTCCAAATTATTGTTTAATATAAATGCTTCTACATCTCTCAGCGCGTCCCTGAGATAGCTGTAATGCTCTTCTGATACTTGTTTGACCTTTCCTACACCATCCATACCGAATCGGGCTGTTGAGACCACCCATGCACTCTGAGTAAGCACTAACATAAACTTATAGTCGCCCTTAGTGAGAACCCATTCCTGCAGCAATGACTTTGACGGGCATTCCTTGAAGTCAAACTGATTAATCAGATCAATGTCTCCATGCATCGTAACCATCACATCACCGCTTCCTGATTCCTAGTGATAGCTTTTTTAACGTCCTCTATGATGTCCGTACCTGGTTGCCATTTTTCTAAATAGCTGACCGCTTCGTCATACTTTTTGAGCGGAAGGCTTTGATAGTTGGGTATTTCAAAATATCTTTTAAAGTTGCTCCATACAGTCGCGAACAACTTTTTGTTAACAATCTCCCAATCTTCTTTGTGATCGTTAAAATACTTCTTGCGTGTTTCCCTCACTGTCTGACCCACCAGTGACTTAATATGCTTACTTTCACCCGGTCTGATTAATAAGTCATTCTCAATCGCTGTGATCCGCTCATCCAGTTCTGTGTGCCCTTTAGCAACAAGTTGAATCTGTTGTGATGTTGAAAGTGGTTTTGGGATATACTGACCGGTTTGACGGATTTCTTTTAGCACTGCCTTAACCCGCTTCTTAAATTGCTTGGCAATCGGCTTGCGCGACTGCATGAGTACCTCATACATGCCGTCTTCTGTTAAAAACCATTGTTCTTGCTGGCCCTTTAATGCGTAAGGATTGTTTACGCATTGCTTCTCGTCCTCATCCACACTATTAATCATCATTCGTGGATTGCTATGCTCTATCCAGTCAGCGACGTCTTTGGCTAAAAATAATGGCTCATCAAACGTTCCGTAAATTTGAAACTGGTTGTTTAAAATATTTTGATTGCTAATTACTTGAATTTGATTCATGTTATAACCTCCATGTGTTATAATTACGTTGTTAATTTAATTAATTGCTTGTTAGACACCTGGTTGCTCTCCAGGTGTCTTTTTTATTGGTATAATCTCCTTAGTAAGGAGGTGACATAATGGGAAATATTAAGTTTGATCCACAATTATTTGCAAATGCATATTTAAGTAATTGCGACTTAGACGATATTGAACATAGTTCAGAAGAAGATAGAATAGACTACGCATTTTCAATCTATCTTGCAGCGTTTAATCACGCATTGGAATTTATTGAAAGTATTAAAAATGATGACGAGATAGATGACGAGTCTTAAGATATAAATCTATAGCTTCTCTAGTTATAGTTGTTTCTTCTTCATTTTTAGTTATCAATTCTGTTTGATTCCTAGCTCTCTTAATCTCCTCCGCCAAGATGATGATTAAGAGGGCTATTTTGATTGCCTGCAGTTTCTTCATGCCTTTCACCTCCCCTCAATACTTTCTGTGACGAATTTCAATCCATCCACCTTCGTCATCTCTAAACTGAGTGAACACGACATCAGCACCTTGCTCCTGCAAGTCCAAAAGATTAGCAATATATTCATCTCTTTCATGACTGCCGAACCAGTAAATCGTTGTCTCCGTCTGGTCGTATGTCAGATGCTTCTTACGCTTGCTAAACCATTCAGTTATTTTACTGACCATCCCCATGCCTCCTTTGTCAGATGGCCGATAGCAGCAAATAAACATAGTGTTAAAATAAGAATCCATCCAGGACCGCTTGTCTGTTCAATAACTGATGAATAGGCAAGTGCAAGTACCGTTACTAAACTAATGGCTCCTGATGCAATTAACACCACTAGAAACTGAGCTATGTTTTTCATTTTGTTATCCTCCCTTTAGTTGTAAACCCAATCTTTTCATTCGCTGGGAAGAAGTCAGTTTTATAAACTTCTACTTCATCAGCATTGCGATCGTATGCTTCGTTTATCCTTGAAACATATTCATTCCACACGCTGCGAGGTAATCCATCGATGATCGACAGAAGGACCTTGAATCCAAGTTCTTTTAATTCTTTGTCCATCAACTCGTCCTCCACATTTTTTTCTCACTCAGTACAAGTGTCTTGTTCTCGTTCCACCACTTCGTCATCTTCTTAGCATCAATCAGATATGGATCTCGATTGGCTACCGGATATTTCACAACGCCATGTTCTTCGAAAAACTCTTTATACGGTGGATGATTAAGGAAATCTTTTGCGAGATCCTTACTTTTGAAAGGAAATAAAGAATCTTTGCGAAACTCGTCTAATGTCCATTCATTGCTTGATGAAACCATGTGATTTTCACCAAGCATCAAGGACATTTCCTTTCTAATAAACTCCTTCACATCATCAGATAGTTCGATTGTGACTTTCATTTAACCTCCCCTCCCTTTTAGTTCGGTTTTCTGTACAAGTGGTGTAAAAAAATAAGGGCCTATTTCTTCAGCAGCAATAAAAAGAACTTTAGATATTCTTCTCATATCAGTTTGAGTGAAAGCGACCTTATTATTTAACTTTAAACTCAATGAGGTCCTACCTATAGAAGCAGATTTAGCAAGGTTATCCTGACTAAAACCACACTCTTTCATTCGAGATCGAAGTTTTTCGTAATCAAATACTTCTTCCATCGATTCATTCCTTTCTGTTCGGTTTTCTGTACAAAATAAATTTACCATACTGTTTTTGTCATGTCTATAAAAATGTTCAGTTTTCTGTATTTTAATGTTGTGTTACTTAACAAATGATGGTAACATATCAGCGTGGAGGTGTTCAGAATTATGAACAATTTTCAAATGAGACTACAGCAAATTCTAAAAGAGAAAAAAATTTCTCAAGCTGAGTTATCAAGAAGAAGTGGAATTGCAAGAAATTCTATAAGCGATTATTTAAAAGGTAAATACGAGGCCAAGCAGGATAAAGTGTATTTAATTGCAAAGGCTTTGAACGTAAGTGAAGGGTGGCTTATGGGATTTGATGTATCTCCAGAACGTTCTAATTCACTCGTTTACGAAACATCTCCTGAACGATTAATTTTTCCTGAAAAAGATGAACAAGTTATTAATGCTATAAAAATACCAGTACTATCTAAAATATCAGCCGGACTGCCTATCTATAGTGAACAAAATATAATTGAACATGCTTTTATGCCTGCTTATCTCGAGAAGCCAGGGAAAGAATATTTTTATCTAAAAGTATCAGGAGACAGTATGGACAAAGAATTTAAAGAAGGCGATCTGGTTTTGATTGAAAAAGATTGTCCTATCGAATCTGGTCAAATAGGTGTCGTAATCATTAATGGATATAATGCAACAGTTAAAAGAGTTAGATACCAAGATGATAAAATTTTACTCTTGCCAGAATCGAATAATCCAGAACATTTACCTCAAACGTATACGATGGACGACACTGTTCGTTGTGTTGGAAAAGTTGTTTCTGTGCAAAAATTTTATTAATAAATATAATCAGCAAACGCTGGGGATGGAGTTTAAAAATGAAAAAGACAATGGTTTTAACATTATCTACTGCTTTATTATTAGGGGCTTGCGGAAATAATGATGATGAAAAGAAGGAAGATAAAGAAGTAAAAACAGAAGAGAAAGCTACAACCGAAAAGCCAACTACTGAGAAAGCCACTACAGAAAAACCTACTACTGAAAAAGCTACAACTGAAGAGATCACTACTGAAGAAGTAACCACAGAACAACAGACAACTGAAAGTGTTACTACTGAACAAGCAGCGGCAGCTCCTGTAACTACAGAAGCACCTGCAGTTAACTTCAATAATGTTACAGACCGTGCCACTCTTGAAAGCATCGTGTACGGAAACTATTCAGAAATTGACAAAGTAACTGCTTATAAAAGCGCAGTCGCTAATGGTGTAATCCCACAAGGAAATGTGATGGAAGGACCAGCTTCTAAAGCTTATGAAAGTTCTCTAAGAGTAGAATCTGGCGCAGAAAAATCAATTTACGATGGTGCACCTCAGACTGAAGAAGATTATAGCGATCCTTACGAAACTACAGATATGTATCAAGCACGAGCTGACTTGGATACTCAATATCAGAATGGTGAAATCACGAAAGAACAGTATGACCAATGGGTTGCTGAAATGGACCAACTTATACAGAGTCAAGGTAATCAATAACAAATAGGAGATATAGAAATGGAAAAAATTATTGGCGTGGCTGGATTTATAGACGACTTCAAAGTTATCATATCTGCCGGTAATGTTGATGGCATACAGGAAGGCATGGAGTTAAGCATACTTTCTTCTAAAGGTGAAGACATTCGTGATCCATTTAGCGGAGAAATTTTGGGGCGTATACCTCATATAAAAGCTATGATAAAAGTTATATTGGTTCAAGACAGGTTTTCAATTTGTGTTATCAAGGATCAATATCTGCCTGCAATTGCTTTAGGCAATGCAAATATTAGTTTTTTTAAACAAAGATTTAAATTTGAAGGAAAACCAATTGAAAGAATGGTAACAGATGAGCCGATTAAAGTTGGTGACATAGTTGAAATTTAATAGCTTATATGTTATATTATATGCATTGAAAGCCCTCACCAAAGTGGGCCGAAAATTTAGATTCAGGCCGAATCACCCTAATGCATATAATTGCATTAGGGGTTTTTTCGTTTATGGAGGTTTGTATGCCTAATTTCCTTACATACGAACAGCAAGTTACTAAATTAGAGCAGTTAGGCATAGTCGCTGCTTCGACATCAGATGTTATACCTGCTATTAAGTTCCATGGTTACGACAAAATAGTTACTGATTACATCAAAACATTAACAGAAACAGAAACAAACATCCCTTTTCGCACTGTCGAATCACTTGTATTGTTCGATTTTGATTTACAAACACTTTTATTTAAATATATTATCCAATCTGAAACTACCTTAAAAACTCTCTTCAGTCATAAAATCGGTCACAAGTTTGGAATAAAGAAATCAGAATATCTGAACCATAACAAATATCAAAACCCTAAGCCTGTGGAGAGGCGGATTGAATTTATTAATAATAAGTTCGTGAAGCGAAAATCTTTCTCTAAAGATCCTTTCGCGAAATATACTGATGAAGAAAATATACCTCCGTGGTTGTATTTCTCACAGGTAGATTTAGGTGATTTCATAAACTTTTACAGTGAAATTGATATTGATATAAAGCAAGATATCGCTAAAGACTTAATTACACAAAAAAAAGCCATGCTTATATCAGATAAGAATGAACTAGTTATCTCAAGTATTAAATTTATGCATAGCTTCAGAAACAAAATAGCTCATGGGCAACACTGTTTTAGTTTTAATACAAATAAGAATATAAAATTTGATAATATTGCTGCATTAGCCTCAAGCGAAGTTATTTCCAGTACTGAATATAGTAAGCTTAACGAAAGAATCTATATTCTTTTATTATTAGTGATAATCATCAATCCTTATAAGCTTATAAGAGATAACTTTATTTCTGATATAAATATCTTATATGATTCATATCACAATAAATTCGGTAATGAATTTATACAATACTTTCATTCCGTTTCCGGAATTCCAACCGACTACAAATATAGATTAGATGTATTAAATCGTTCTCTTTGGTGATGGGTATTTTTATACCCATATTTTTATATCGAGTAACAGAACATACGTTCCGATGAAAGGAGGTGAAACTAATGAAGATAACTAAGAGAGGCTCAAAATGGCAATATGACTTTCGTTACGATGGTGAAAGATTTCGTGGCGGCGGTTATTCGTCAAAACGTGATGCTCAGTACGCAGGCAACGAAAAATACAATCAGCTTTCAAGTAATATCAGATTAGATAGAGAATTGACTTTTGCAGATTACTTCAAAAAATGGATCGAGACAAACAGATATCATACAGTAACGCCCAAAACTTATAAATCATATAAGTCAGCCCTTAAACACATTGAAGACCATTCTATTGGCTCTGTGAGACTTAAAGACCTGACCCGTCATAAGTTTCAGGAGTTTATCAATGAGTACGCTAAGAGCCATGCTAAAGAGACGATAAAGAAGTTCAAGGGTTACTGTAATGCCTGTTTTGAAAGTGCTGTATTTGAAGGCCTGATGATCAAGAATGTTAACCACAACATTACTTATACGCCAGGGACCGCTTCGAAACATGAAGACACAAAGTTCATTCAGATGAAAGACTATGAAAAGGTTAAGGCTCAACTAAAGAAGTCAAAGAGTCAATCCTCTCTATTTCTTTTTGTCATGCTGATCACTGGTGCTCGTTTCTCAGGTGCTGCAGCACTGAAACGAGAACACATTGATGAACTTAAATCGACCATCTTTATTGATGAACATAAGACTGAATTATCTCCACGTACTTTAAGCATACCACGAGAAGACCTCAGACACGTCATACAGGGCATAAATAATATTCCGGTACAATCTGACGGAAAAGTATTTAAGCTTTCCTATGAGGCGGTTAACAAGCAAATGAAACGTGTCTGTACTCAACTTAATATCGATGAAGTCACATCACACGCTCTGAGGCACACACACTGCTCATATTTGTTTGCTAAGGGTTTAAGTATCGAATATATCTCAAGACGTCTAGGACACGCTAATGTGGCCACTACGCGTGAGATATATCAGCATATGTTCAAAGAGACTTATATTGATGAAGATGCTAAGGCAATGGAAGTACTTGGTTCTATGGGCAAGAAAAAGAAGACAGCTGGATAA